TCTGTACTTTGTATTCCATCTATTTCAAAAAACCACTGCTTAGGTGGTGTAATGTCATTAAATGTTCTGACTTCGCCATCTGCATCTTCGTTTGTTAAAACTACTGAAGAAGCATCTACTGCGTAATCATTACCATCTAATGTTAGAACAAGGTTTCTACCTTTAATTCTTGTGCTTGTTGGCATTTTTCTTTCTCCTAAATTGTTATTTGTGTAGTCAGTGACATTCTTGTAGCTAGATAATCAGCATTATTTACATTTAAAGTAAATGGCTGATCTACGCTATCAATTCGCCAAAAGGCAGGTATTGAACCTATGGCACTGACTATAAGATCATCTAAATCTTCTGTAGCCTTTTCATTACTTTTAGTTTGTGTAATTAAAGTAATCGTAAGACCTATTCCAAATGATGCGAATGTATCGCCTTGCGAAACATAATTTGTATCAGGTGAAATAATTGCTAAGGGTGGTGTTATGCGTGGTGGAATGTAATATTCTGCATTTATGCCATCCGCTTCTAATTCATTTTTAAGGTCTATTCGTGTCTGTGTAATTATGTTTGTCATAAGTAAGGCACAAACCTTCTTAATAATGAATAAACAGGTGTCATAGGGTCTCTTGCTATTCGCACAGGTTGCCCATCAAATGCTGAAAATTGTGCTATTCCATTAGGTGCTGATCTGCGGTGGTAAAGTTCTGAACCACATTCCAGATAAGCCCTTTCCATTACTGCAGTAGGTACATCATTTGCATCTGCAAAATTATTAACTAATAATTTAGCTTCATCAAAACAGTCTGACACAAAAGCATCATCTGTAGTAGTTGAACCTACATAACTTTTTAAATCGGTAAATGTAATTGGCATAACTTCCCCTTATTTATTTAATTAAAATGTAATGCGACCAATACCATTAACATTGTTTAATGCAGTAGCCATGTATCCATAGACTGCGAATGTTTGTGTTAATTGGCTGACATTTTCATCTGAAATTCTGAATGGTGCGCCTGCACTTTCATAATTTGTTATTGCTTCGCTTGAACATAGGTAAGCCTTATCATCTGCAAGGTTTACATCTACGATCACAGGAAGACCAAATAGCGTTCCTTGTAATCTTGGAATATTTGCGCTTCCAATATTATTAGAAGGATTATCTGCTGCAAATACAGGGCGTTGAACACCATCTACTAGACCTACTAGGTCTTTAAATACATCCTTTGATAAAAGAATAAAGTTAGCGGTTAAGCCGCCTGCAGAATAAATATGTCCTGCTAGGTCTGCTACTGCTGATAACCATGCTGTCGCTGTACCTGCTGAAGCAGATGCGTTTCCATAGGAAGCATCATTTGCAGTTAATACTGCTAGACATTCTTGATCTGTTCTTTTTGCGTAACCAATAGCCTGCATACGGAATAAAGCTTCTAAGTATGAAGGGTCTGATCTTTCTGCTACTTGGCGTGAAACTTGGTTATATCCGCCAATAGTTTTAATTGATGCAGAACCTTGTGTAACTGTAAATTCTGTATTGCTTAGATCAGTTCCTTCAGTTGCTTGTACTGTGCTAGTTGCACCTTGTACGCCTACCTGTGGGAAGAAAACTGAAACACCTGAAGGTGGCATTTGTGCTGTACTAAATGCGGCAACTGCAGGTCTTCCTAAATCTACGATCTTTTTAATATCTGAAACGAAATTTTGCTGACTTGTTAGTCCTGCAATATCTCCTACAGTAGTTAATGCACGATACATTTCTTGTGCATCTGCATCACCATTGACAATACCTTTAATGTATTCGCCATAGGTTCTAATTTTTGGTACTAAAATAGTTGAAGTTTTAGGTGTTTCTAAAACCGCTACCCTGCGTGATAATTCATCTACTGCAGGTGTTAGGTCAACTGTTTCTTGTGTTGGGTTTTCCATAATTTTTGTTTCTCCTAAATTGTTATTTTCAAGGCTGTCATTTCTAATTTCTGTAATGACACTGCCTTCATAGGCAGGTAGTGCGACAAGGCTGACTTCTTTTAAGTCCACCTTTGTTCTTATCACTACATCCCCATCTAAAGTCTGTTCTCTTGGAATAAATCCGACAGAAAAAGACCTGACTACACCATCTTTTACTAATGTCCATGCGTCATTACCTTTAGCGGTGTTACTTATTTTTGCGGTAATGTGTAAACCATCTTCAGCATCATCCATACTACGGATAATCCCAATAGGTTCATCATGGTTATAAAACAGTTTTGGCATTTTAGTTACATTAATAGAATTAGGCATGAATTTTTCTTTCATCCTACCTATCTGTGTAACTTCATTGTAGGGAACTGCTATCCCTGTTACTTCTCTAGCTTCAAGATCAGTACTTCTAATCTCAAATTCTCTATGTAGTAGTTCCATTATTTGTGTTCTCCAAATTTGGCAGTGGTATTAAACCTTCATACTGCCTTACTTCATTTCTAGTTAGCCATCCTGACCTAATGCCGCTTTCATAAGCGGTATATCTTGATGCAGTGTCGCCACGCAAGAAATTATCTAAATCAAACCTTGCATTTACACCTATTGGTAAAAGGGAACTAAAGGCATCTTCAATAACGCCAAAATAATTCATTAATGTAAAATTAACGAAAGCCCTATTTACTGTTTCTAGGTTCGCATAGGTTTGACTATCACCTGACTGTGCAAGTAAGAATGTGGCAGGTATTCCAAAAATTCTAGCCACTTCTTGAACGCTGAAATTTCTAGTTTCTAGCATCTGTATTTCTTTAGGTGATAATTTTAACGCTTGATATTCAAGCCCATTACTTAAAACTGCAGGGGTGTTCTTTTGTTGCGTTGCAATAAATCTACTTCTTAAATCTTCTGCCTGATCAGAATTTAAATGCTGATCTGTGGAAAGTATTCCTGAAGGAACTGCACCATCACTAAAGAATTGAATTGCATATTCACGATTATCTAAGGCATTTTGGAAATCTTTTTTAGCTGCTTGAATAGCACCTAAGCCAGTTGCCCTTCCTGCAATATCGCACAATTTAAGATGCTTTAAATTTGCAGGGTCTAAGACAGTACCTTCATATAGGTAGCGAATTGTTTTATCGTGTAACTGTTCTACTTGTACCTGTCCTAATCCTAGAACTTGAATATTTACTACTTCACTTCCCTTTCTAGTGATAAGCCAATAAGCATTACCATCTAAGGCTAGGGAAGTAGCAGTTTGATACAAAAATTGTCTTTGTGTTGCACCTAATGTTGGATTAGCGATAAATGATGGAACAGATATGGGTTCAACATCATTTCGCAAAACATTTATAGGGCATTGACTGATACTTGTAGCAATTATATTCACGCAACGATAAACCGCACCTATGGTTAAGGCTTCATTTATTGTTACTGTAGTTATTGACCTGTTAGGTATTAACGCTTCTACCCCACGCACTTCAGTGGGTTCAAGTCTTGTAGTTTTAAATAAATCAAAAAATCCCATATCTACCTTCTATTATACATCACTTATTTTTCTAATCTAGAAAAATATTTTAAAAAATTAGCGGTTGCGAATTAATATCTTGATCACTTCCCCAAATTGCTAAAACTGTAGCCATAGCCCCATCAATATCACTTAAACTGTTTTTTCTAGATAGTTTCCATGTGTCATAGATATTTTGTCTAACACATGAATTAATCTGATTAGTGATTATTGGGTCATGGCTATGGGCTATCTGTTTAGTGACTATCTTGGAATAAACCATATTTGCCGCATTTACTACTTCTTTAAGACCTAACGCAAAAACCTTTAGCCCCTTTAGCTTTAATTCTGCTATTAGTTCATTATTAAACAAACCATCTGTAACAAAGGTGGCTTGGTATCTATTGCCTAACTGATACAAAAGATTTAGGCATTTAGCCTTATCAGGGTGTGCCAACTGTGCTACTAGTTCAGTGACATACATATCCCCTTGCTTTTGTCCTACACAAATAGATGCGTTAGACCAGTTAGGGGTTCTATCAAATGCGATAGCAACGGGTTTACTTTGATCAATAAATCCTTTAGGTAAACCTGCCCACGCACCTGCAGGTATCCATGCGCTAGATGAACTAACAAACTGATTTAATCTGTAACGCCTTGCATCCACTTCCTGCATAGTGGCTATTTCTGTTTCTATGTTTGTCCATGAAAGTATGCCTTCAACTAAATTAGGGTTAGCCATTTCTATGGCTTCCCTATCATCTACCTTGCATCCTGCAGGGGCTTCCCATACAAAGAAACCAAATCTTTCCATTTCTTTAGGGCTTTCTATTGCTACTTCTCCAGTGTCATAAAGATTAAGTAGCAGATCAGAACCATCATCACCTGCAGTAGTAATTCCAATTAGTAAGCCATCTTTTCGTGTGGCAGAACCTAAAGCCATAGCAGTCCATAGGTCTTTATTTGAAACATGTAGTTCATCAAAAATTACCAGACTTGGATGAAGACCTTGCGCTGAATTTGGTCTGTTAGGCATGACCACATATCTGCCATCACCATTTGCGGTAAAGATGCCTTTAAATTCCGTCATCTTTTTAAATCTAGGTTTTAGGTAGGCATTATTAGAAATCTGTTGAAGTACCTGCTTGTAAACTAATCTAGCCTGTTCACTTGTAGATGCCACAGATATAACTTCAGGTGCATCTTCATGGGCTAACAAACCCCATAGGGCAAATAGTGAACCTAATAAAGTCTTACCCTGTTTTCTAGGCATACTGATTACTACCTGTTTGTATCTAAGTCTTCCTGCCTTTTCAGGGTCAGGATGATTTGAAGGGTATCTTTCTAATGCGCTGTTAATTAGCCACTTCTGCCATTCAGTTAGAACTAAAGGTTTATAACCCTGTTCAGGAATAGACATAAACTTTTCAGCTAATCCAATTACTACACCGCCACTTGTAGGAAAGTCTTCAGATAAAGGTTTTGTGTATCTAGTTGGAAGCCACTTGGCGGTTTTCATTTATCCTTAATTCTTGAATGAAGGCATCTACTGCATCATCTTCACCTGCAATAGTTTCAGGTGTAAACAAAGCCCTTAGAACCGCAATTAACTTTTCTGCTATGCGGTCACGCCTATCAGGTTGCACATCCCATTGTTCTGCAAGCCCTAATGCCGTTACTAGGTAGGGAAAGTTAGTAAAAGGTATCCAGTCTGCCTTGCCTACTGCATCCAATATTGACTGCCTTAAACTGATAGAAGTATCCATATTTAAATTAAGTGGATTACTTGCAGTGATCTTTTCTAGCTTTGCAGGTCTGCCCCTGCCCATTCCTGTTCTAATTGACATATTTCTCCTTTTTCTTAGCCCAAAACAATTTTAAAGTTGAACTAAATCCTTAAAGCGTTGTAGTTATTAACTGCACTTCACGAAATCTCATTTTGTGATGCAGGTATGTTTATAAGGCTTGGGCGGGATAGACGCTTATTTTCAAAAAAACGCCCCATCTAGTTACTTACCCATTTAGCGTTTAATCTAGTCATATTGCGCTTCTTCTTTCCTGTCTTATTCCCTAATCCATAGTTGCAGGGCTTACACATTGTCTGAAGGTTAGACAGTTCATTACTAGACCCAAATGACAAGGGAACTATGTGATCTGCAGTCATTTCACCTTCTATGTGAACACCGCACCTAACACAGTAAGGGTTAGCCTTGATACATATAGCCCTATTCTTCTTATAAGTCCTGTCGTAATACTTCTTCTTCATTGTCTATCCATCCAATTAATACACCTGTACTGCCATCAAAGTTAATAGCATCTGTTTCTTTATCATAATAAATGTTTTGCACATATCTATTATCCCACCTGTTTATTTCTAATGATCTGTTCACCTATGTACTGTGTATATGCAGGTGGTATTGCTTCTTTTAATTCGCCCCACTTCATCCAATTAATTCCCATAGCATCTGATGCTTCATCTATCGTTTGTGCAATTCTTCCCCCATATACATATTCACCTGTCTTTAAGTTTCTGCCCTGCGGCTGATCACCTAATGCACCATAGACACCTATAGGTTTACCCTGTTCTTTATGATTACAAACAGTTCCTATTAACGCTATATTGCTTTCAAATAACCTATGTCTTCTTACTTTTAATCCAAATGCTGACCCACATAACATAATTGTGTTCTTTAATGGACTGCCTACTACATTTTCTATTACATAGGGCTGACCTGACTTAATTAAAGCTGCAGTTACTTCAGGTAACAGGTCTAACTTCTTTGTTTCATTACCCTGTGCCTTCATTAAATGCTTAGCCCTACTATGTGTCTGACAAGGCGGTGAAGCATTAATCAGATCAAATTGCTTTAAGTAATCATCATCTTTTAAGACTTCTAGTACATCTTTTCTTATGTATTCAAAGGGATAACTACGACCATGTTTAAGGTCTATGCCTGTTATATCTACGGTTTGTCCAAGTTTGACCCCTGCTAGGTAGTAGCCCATAGAACTGCCACCACCACCACAGAACAGGTCTAAAATTTTATGTTACTTCAACCCCATTCTCAGGACACTGACTACATGAAGTCATTCCCATATCCATCATTCTGATACTGCCCATAGAACATCCATAAAATCTAAATCCACAGTTAGTGCAGATAACATAAGTATTTGCTACAGCTTTTTCATTTTCGCTATAGGCATTCCATAACATAGGCATTACACATTCTGTTTTTAGCCATTGTTTTTCTAATGCAGTCATACGACTTCACCACATATATGGCAGGTAGCATCCATAACTAATCCATGCTTAATAAAGCCTTCTACATTTGCATTACATTTAAAACATCTAAAATGTACATAGGAACTGCCATCATCATATTCATAACTACCATCATCTAATTCACTAAGATTAAACACTGTAACCTGCTTCCTGACCACAGTATTCAACTAAGGCTTTAATTGATATTTGATAGGCGTTACTGTTCATAATTCCATACTTAGAAGTAATGTAATTAGGCTTCATCTCATGTATGAAGTCATAAATCCTTGTAGTTGGTAATTCATAGATAGCCCCATCTTCAACTGATATAACAGTCTTAGAATGGATTTTGCTTCTATCGTGTCCAAATCTCCATGCTTTGTTATCTAACGCATAACCCAAAAGGACAGTTCCTTTATTATTGTATTTCTTTAATATTTTGATTACATTTGGCTTTTCAGTAGTGAAG